ATGAAATCTGTAGAGCTATTTGCCGGGGCTGGCGGTTTAGCTATGGGGTGCGAGATTGCAGGATTTGAGCACCTTGCTGTTGTCGAGTGGGATAAATGGGCTTGCGATACAGTACGCGAAAATCAGAAGAATGGTTTCCCTTTGCTTAACAATTGGAACCTGTTCGAGGGAGATGTTCGAGAGTTTGACTGGTCGCAAATACCAAAAGGTATAGACCTGTTAGCTGGAGGCCCACCTTGCCAGCCATTTTCAATTGGTGGCAAGCACAAAGCTAACTCTGATACCCGAGACATGTTTCCAGCGACAGCGGAAGCGATCAGACAAATACGCCCTAAGGCTTTCATCGTTGAGAATGTCAAAGGGCTGACTCGGGCAACCTTTGCGAGCTATTTCCAGTACATTCAGTTGCAGCTTGAGTTTCCAGAAGTAGCTCCGCGAAATGGCGAAGACTGGAGCGAGCATTTGAAACGCTTGCAGGAAGAAAAAACCAGTGGAAAGAACAAGGGGAGAGGGCTGACGTATAACGTTCTGGCTACGTTAGTCAATGCAGCAGACTACGGCATCCCACAAAAACGTGAGCGTGTCTTCATTGTTGGTTTCCGCGATGATCTTGAAATTGAGTGGTCGTTCCCTAAACCAACTCATAGTTATGATGCACTTGTTTATGATCAGTGGGTTACTGGTGATTATTGGAAGCGACACGGTTTAGAAATGCCAGTTGTTCCAAACCAGATGGTTAGTCGTATCGCAAAATTGCGTAAAAATCCGCCCGATACACTTCCGTGGAAAACAGTTCGAGATGCTATTGCAGATTTGCCTGATCCTGAAACAAAGGCGGCAAATTTGATCAGGAATCATGCGTTCCAGGCGGGGGCGCGAACTTATCCCGGTCATACGGGAAGCCCATTAGATTTACCAGCTAAAACGCTCAAAGCAGGTGCTCATGGTGTTCCTGGGGGCGAGAACATGCTCGTGCGTAATGATGGTTCAGTACGCTATTTTACTGTGCGAGAAAGTGCCAGAATTCAAACGTTTCCCGATAGTTATCGTTTTCATGGGAGCTGGACTGAAACTATGAGGCAGTTGGGTAACGCTGTGCCGGTTCACCTGGCGTATTGTGTTGCCAGCAGTGTAGCGGAAAAGCTGCTGACCTCTGAAATTGGGAACATCCTCAAGCAGGGTGGTAATAATAAAAGGGCTTCTGCATGACAGGAAAGGTCATTCCATTTAATCCACTTGATAAGCAAAATTTAGGTGCCAGTGTTGCGGAAGCCTTGTTGAGCAAAGATGCTCATCCTCTGGAAGAGTTAACCTCATTTCCAGGAGCAGGGATTTACGCGATTTATTACACTGGCGATCATCCTGCTTACAGGCAACTGGCAGAACTGAATCGTGATGGGCAATTTCGATTGCCTATCTATGTGGGTAAAGCCGTACCAGCAGGTGCGAGAATGGGACTTACTAATCCAGATAAGGTTGGAAACGTCCTATTTAGACGCTTGAAAGAGCATGCCGAAAGTCTTCGTGCAGCGGAGAATCTTTCGATTGAAGATTTTTATTGTCGATTTTTGGTTGTTGATGACATCTGGATTCCGTTGGGAGAATCGCTGGTTATCTCTCGCTTTAAACCGATTTGGAATTCATCTATCGATGGTTTTGGCAATCATGATCCAGGTAAGCACCGTTACACTGGCTTACGTCCTCGCTGGGACTTTATGCACCCAGGGAGAGGATGGGCTCAAAATTTACGTGAGCGTGATGAAACTGTAGATGAACTGATTCGTGATTCTGTACAGTATCTTCAGAATTTGCCGCCTTGCCTGGCTCAGAAATTTATTGAAGCTGAAGGCGATTAATCGGTTAAAGATCATCGGGGGCAATTCGCCTCCGATTGTTATTGGTAATAGCGCCAGCGTCAGCACAAGTAAGCGTTTCATGCGCGTGTCTCTCTCTTAATTCCCGTTGAATAATTCGTTCTCAATGCGTCTACTTGGGCTTGAGTGCTCCCTAAGAAGGCGCTGGTTTGCTCCATTACATGAGTCGCTTAACGATGTTTTCGTGACGTACCCAATTCCCACTCCTGGATTCCCTAAATATCAGGGGGCTGGTGGTGGGATAGCGGGGCTGACAAGGCCCCTGAAAAGATTCTGTTAAGCCGTGGCTTGCGCCTCCAGCACTTTGTTAATGGTGGTTCGGGCTGCGCCTGTGAGGCGATGGATCTCGCTCTTTGTCTTACCTGCTGTATGCAATGCACGGATCTGTTCGTGTAGCTTATCGTTCACTGGACGGCCCTTATAAGCGCCCTCAGCTTTTGCCTTGCTGATTCCCTCAGCCTGACGGCGGCGGCGGTCTGTGTAGTCTTTACGGGCGATTGCTGCCAGCATTTCTAACATCATGCCGTTGATAGCTTTCATCATGGATTGCATAAACTCGCCCTTTGCGGCTAACACTACGTGACTGGTTGGCAGGTCGAGAGCCACCACTCGCAAGCCTTTATTATCGATCTGGGTTTTCAGTGTCTCCCAGTCCTCAGCGTTAAGGCGGCTCAGGCGGTCTACTTGCTCCACTAACAGAATGTCACCAGGCGCGGCTATGTCTATCAGGCGCATAAGCTCCGGGCGCTGTAAGCTGGCTCCGCTCACGTTCTCAGTGAAGTATGTGACGTGGCCCAAATCATGAGCGGCGGCGAACTCTGCTAATGCTGCTTTGGCGCGCGTAGCGTCCTGCTCTTTAGTGGAGGCGCGAAGATAGGCATAAACTCGGCTGGTGGTCATCAGGGTAGTCCTTGTGTAGCCTTTGGGTTGTATTATAATTACATGTAGCGTTTAAGTGGTCAAGCGCTATTTAAACTACATTTTTTAGGCCACCTTTATGATGTAGTTATGATGTATACTCAAATGCTACGGTTGTGTGATGGCGTGAGGATTCACGCCATTAATAGATAAAAGGGGATTACTCTTCAAAAAACTGTTGAACTGCCCAGCCACCGTGACCACCGGGGGTGATGAAGGAAACGAAACCCTTTTCGTCGATGTTCTGGATCTCCACTGTCATAGATTCTTTTAACAGGCGACATTTACCAGAGGTAATGAGGCCCATCATGCCTTGTTGGTCTTTGTCCTGGATGTAACTAATCATCTCGTAAAAATCGGTCAGCTTTTTACAGTTAAATGTACCTTCCTTTAGGGTCGCATTGCCCCCTTGAGTTAATGCATAAGCGTTAGAGGCCACTGCTATCAATGTTGTTGCAATTAGAATCTTTTTCATCGTTCCTAACCTGGTTATCAATGTAGATGATAAAGCATACATGCTTGGTTTGAAATGTCACGATTAGAGCGTGGCTGATTAGAGGTCATAACTTGCATCTTTAGATGATGCAAAAAAATCTAAGAGCCTTGTTTGGGCAAAGAGTAAAACAACTTCGCATTGCTTCTGGGTTAAGCCAAGAGGCATTTGCTGATCGTTGCGGTTTCGCTCGTAGCTACATGAGCAGGATTGAGCGAGGGACGTCCAATGCTTCACTTGATGCCATTGAAATACTGGCCCATGCCCTCGAGGTTGATGTATGCCAACTATTCGTATCCGATCAGGTTGTAAAAACTGAGACTGTTAAAGTTCCGTATGCGAAGGACGGCTCTTGCTTCAATCCAGGGCTTGCAAGTAATCGGGATGGGGCTTATGTCGTTGGCGAGGCTGATAACCTACGGAGATTTTTTGTTTTCGAGGAGGCTCTGGAATACCTGCGTAAGATGAAAACAGCGAAATGGAAGCGACCTAATGTAAATGGTAACTGGGGGATTGTTTCTGCGGTTCGCTGGGACTTTCTCGAAATGTAAAAAGCTAAACGAACGTGTAAACGATGGCGTGATCTTCCAGCTTCCACGGAAACCTTGAGTTAACTACAAAGTGATTCCACTGGTAGGAGATTAACTCCGGATCAACCGTCTGACGCGGTTCTTTCACGACTACCAAGCTATGCCCGTCCCGGTAGGCTTCCCACTCATTACGATGGATGTAGTAACCCGGCAACCATTCGATGATTGGCGTGTTAGGAATGACGCGAGGGAAATGGTCTGCGATGTTCTCAGTGCTCCGCGCCTCTGCTTTAAGCTGGTGCTCTTGCTGTATAGCTTCTCCTGCAAGCTGGCGCTCAACTTCGGCTAACCGCTGTGCCTTGCGACCGTTCTGGAAATAATTTACGTATGCTGCGTGGGTACGTCCTGACATGTAATGTCCTCCTATGAAATTTGGATCTTATTTGATGTGCTGGCTGTACGCTGGAGCGCGTCAGGCGGCGTGAATGTGGAAGGAACGAAGCCCGAAAATCCGGGCGGCGATACCGATCCACGGTATGAGTGATTTCAGATTTTGCTTTTGGGAAGTTGTTAGGCATTTGCCTATCAAACTTTTGAAAATCTACGTATGCGGAAACGCTGGCGCTCCTGTTATTCCCATTTGGAAAATGGTGAAGCTGTATAACAGATCTAAGAATACTTAATAAGTAGCCCTGTTAGCCCTGTAGCCCTGATCAGGCCAGTAGCGGCGCGGGTTTCAAAATGCAGGGCTAAAATCATAGCCCTGTAGCCCTGATCATTTCGTCGGGGTTGGGTAGTATTTATCGACAAACCAGGAAAGGGCGCTCTCCGGAATTTTCCCGCTGCCGTCCTGAGGCGCTCGATACCAAACTGATTTTAACCCTGCTCTGGTGTTCACTCTGGCACTGACATAGCCGTTGTCACGTAACCATTGACTCGCATCCTGTGGTCGTGGGAATGATGGGCAAGCGTCATGAAATGCCTGGAATGCAAACGCCGGATTTTCTCCGGTGAAGATCTCCGCTTCGTTCTGCTCTTCCGTGATGCTGGCTTGTTTCATGCGCTCAAGTGCCAAACTGAACGGTGGGCGATACGGATTGAAGGATTCCAACGGGTAAGCCATTAGCCAGGCGTGTACGGCTTCCAGACCGCCCACGGCGAGCCAATTAGCAAGACGGGCAATAAACTCTGCTGTTTCTTCCCTGTTCGCCCTGTGGCGTATGTAATGGGTGCAGTAATGGCGGCGATCATTCGCCTCCACTTCAATCGGGCTCTCACTGTTGCTGAACGTGAAAAACCGGGTGTAAGTGGCTACCTTTCGAGGCTGCTCATACTTCCTGTTAATCTCGATCATCGGTTCAGTCTGGATGCTTTTTAACCGATCTGCCATGTTACGTCTGGCTGGCGGTGGGTCATCAAACAGGATCAGGATTGTACGGGCCATCGCATCATTGTGGACGCCCGTCAGGGTGCCGTAGTTGGAGTAAAGAGTTGTCTGGTGCATCAGGAGCGGCGAGAGGATTTGATTGAACAAAAAACCTTTGCCTGTCCCGGTATCACTCGGCATAACGATGTGCCAGCTTGGGCGCTGTTCCGGGTGCTGGAACATGTGCGCCATGTATGCGCTCACTGTGTCGCGGTCTGCCTGGTCAGGGAAGAGCCTCGCCAGATACTCAAGCCAGAGAGTCAGATCTGCGGCTGGTGTTTTGTCGCTGTGCCAGCGCCTGAACGTATTCAGGGTTCCATTCTGATCGATACCGTATGGCTTCGCCGGGTTGAAATCGTAAACTTTGATGAATGGAATGTGATCCCAAAGAAGGTTTAAATAATCCCGCCGCCACTTTCTACCAGTTGATAAATGGTATTCCCTTTCGAGAATGTCCAGACAGTGATTTGTATTCGTGGGGATGTGGTGGAGGAGTATTTTACCTTGAGCGCTGATAAATGCGTACTTTTCTGCTTGTAAATGGTCAATCAGTGGTCTTATTTGTTGCTTTTCTGTCATCAGTGCCCTCGTTCATAGCATTTCGTAAAGTTTTAATAATGAATGTTGGGCGGCTGTCCTCGCCCTTATTTGCATCAATCCAGCTGAGCACGTCGCGTGCAATAATGAGTTTCAACATTATTTGTTATCCTTAGTTTTGAAGATGTAGCCTTCGGAAAGTAACCACTGATAGAACTGACCAATGGTGATTTTATCTACTGCTTTGTCGAATAGCTCTGGCTTGTTCAGTGGTTCGAGCTTGATTTCTGATTTCTGCATGTCCTGTTGCTGGTGGCTCCAATAGTGCTTTAACCAGGCTAAGGATTGTTGCGGGTTTTTGGTCATCGGTAATACTCCAGGTGGTGAAGTTGGTCAAAGCGGACGGCGTAATACACCGCAAACTGTTTCAAGATAAATCCGAAGTCATCTTCTTTGAGAAAGCCCTTCCTGCGGTCGAGCGCTGCGTCGTATAACTCATCGTACAGATCGCTATGATGACCGAAATAAACTTCCCACAAGAGCGGTGTGAAGTCTTCACGGTAGGCAATGCGAGACAAGATGCGATTGAAATCGCCTTCAATGGCATTCGTTACACGGTTAAGGATTAGGCGGCAATGTCCCGTTCTGTGGTCATGGTCAATAACCGGATCTGTCAGTGGTGAGCCTGTTATGAAGTCCCTCCCGTCCTGCTCGGCGATCATCATTTTCCGATAGTCGCTGGCACTCCTCTGGGCGAGTTTCGCAGGGTTGCGCTTCTGCGCATAAGATTCAAACATGGGAGCCTTTCACGAGGGATGCACGTAGGCGACCAGAGAAGGTGAGAGCCTCGGCTTCTGCTGCTGCTTGCGCGGCTGCTTCTGCATGTTTACGGCGTTCTTCCTCTGCAACCATCTGTTGGTATAGCTCTTCCGCTTGAGCCTCAAGGGAGGCCATTAAAGCTGATTCTGCTGCCTCTGTGAGGGAACGGCGCTCTGTGTCGATTTCCTGCGGCTTTTTGTTCATTACGATACGCATTGCAGGATCACCAATGTTGTAGAATGGCTGGCGGTCAAACTCCGCGATTTCGTACCCATCTTGAATAGCGGTCTGTAGCTTAATCAGCACTACCGGATAAAAATCAGAGATACTGAAAACATCCGTGAGATGGGATTCGATGTAATCAGCTACGTATTGATCACGTTGTATTTTAAACTCGGCTTTTATTTCTCTGGTGAATGCTGCTGGTAGCTTAGTCATGAGGACATTGCTCCTTTATAGATAGAAGTTTCTTAATGTTTATTCGGTTGCAGGTGTGACAATAAAATGGGCTTACACCTCCAACAATGTATGAGGTGACGTAATAGGATTTTCCTTCAAAGTATTCCATGCTGATAACTCCACTATCCACCCATCTATTTATTTCTCGGTGCTCATTGCCGTTGCTCCATTCATCTACGAAGTCCTCGAACGTGAAGCAATGTTTCATAATTTCTTCGGCCCAGTACATAAATGCAACTCGGTGTGGGGTGGTTGGCATACCATACTGGCGTAACCTGTCACGATAGATGTGGTATTCGAAACGAGGGAGCCAGTTTTTAATTTCTTTCAGATTTTGACTTTTCAACTGTATGAGTTTTCCTTTTCTTTGAGCATAGGAAAGCCTCCTCGGAAGGATTGCCCAAACGTCCAACACAACCGAAATAATCAGACCGGATGATCTGGGAATCATCGACATTAAAACGTTTAGCTTCCGGGAGGCTTTATTCTGCGGAGAGTGCGCAAGCTGCGCTATACGATACTAACTATGGGAATAGTAAGAAGTAGATTCTACGAACAAAAACTATCGCTCAGGGGTATTTGTTCACAACATTGCTTCCTATAATTTATTATACAATTAATAGCACTTTTTGTCAAGTGATTTTGTTGACTTTTGTATTTAAATGTGATTTTCAGTCTGCGTTGTCTGGATCTGCATGGTTGGAAGTGGATAGTGGGAATACAGTGAGGCTGTCAAAGAGAACGGCCCAAAGCACTCATTAAAGCATAGGCATTTCATCGGGCACTGGTGGTGGGCTTCACAACGTCAGATAGCGCCGCTGGTGGCTCTGGGAATCAATTGCAACAGTGAGAAGGGCGACGGCTTACGATTTGCCAGCTTGGGCGCGGTTCTCGCTTCGTCTGCTGCGTTGTGTGCTGCTTTCTCTCAAAGGATGGGGGAATGTCAGGGAGACAGGCTGTAATGCGTTCAGGGGCTGCTGGTGGACAATGGTGAAGGGGATAATCATCGAGACGATTCCCCAGCATACTCTGGAAGCTCATCAAGATGAATCTCTGGTGGGGGTTATCGGTGAGTAACAGGAAGGGATTATTATAAAGGTTAAGTTAATGGTAGTTGGATCAGTGCATGACTTCGGATTACTCATACCTACGTAGCTACATCAGGTAGTAACAAGAACAGATTATTATCAGGGTAGGTTAATGGTTAGTTCAGATCGGAGGTAGAGTGTACACCTGAGTAGTGATTAATACACAGGAACAGACATACACTCTCTTTCATGACTAACATGAAAGAATACTATTGTACAAAGGTAACTCTCTCTCTTCGAGAGACAAACCTCCCTCGCTTCGCTCGCGAACTTCGTCTTTAGGGTAGCACATTTCCTTGCTGAAAGTCAATCCCAACACCATAAGATTTTAACGATTTCCACATGTTTTTTTAACTCCTCCATGTTGGCTCTCTACTTCTGGATAGCGTAGCAATTCGATGTATTGCCGAAGTTCTACCGGAGAGGCGGCATTCTTGCTGTACGTCTTAAAACTCTCTGTGCTGCCGCGCTCATGCCCCAGGAGAAGGGCGATTCGGTCTTCTGGTACAGGCTTTAACTTCTTACCTATGCCGCCCCTGTCCAGTATTTGGGCCACCTGGTGGCGTAGGCTGTGGAAAACTTTCTTCTCTGATCCTACTTCGCCCAAAGCCTTACGTTTAGCCCTTGTAAAACGCTGTGAATGCCACGTTGAGCGCTTGCCGTCTGCACGGTCAGTGATTGACGCACGGTAGAATAAAAAGCCGTTATAGGGCTTCTCACGAAGCGACAGCACCAACGGTGTGATCAGGCTGTGGCATGGTATGACCCTGGATGCCGATCTGGTCTTACCTTCCATTACTTCAAAACATAACACCCCTTCAATTTCTCGGATGTTGGCTGCACGTAACGAACAGATTTCATTAAGGCGCATACCGCTGTACATGCCGATGAGCGTTACGCTCTGCATCTCTTCATCACCATCCATCACCGCGAACACTTTCGCCAATTCGCCAGGCTCAAATACCTCATAGCTCACCTTGCTACTTTTGGCCTCCAGCGCATGACCGCGCCAGATGTTTTCTTGCGGTGCATCGTGGTAGCGGTTACGAGCCAGATCCCAGATTTGAGCCAGTGCGCTGACGTAATTTTGTATGGTCTGTGGCGCTTTCTCCGATTTGAGCTTATCAAGCCAGCCTGTAACGGTGGTTCGGTTAATGTCACGAAGCTGAACATCTTTCTTTTTAAGATGGTCTAAGAGCACTTCTACGGCTTTGTTGGTCTTCGATAGTGTGGTGAGCTTCCGCTTCTCGCTGAACTGGAGAATGTACTGATCCCGCATCCTCAAAAGGGAAGGGCAACTCATTACAGGGGGGCTTAATGGTTCCGGCGCTTCGTGTGCATACGTCCCGACCCGGCGTAGCTCATTGAGTATTTGCTCCACCTTCGAGCCCCGATCACGCTGTGGCTTTAACTGACTGCGTATCTTCACCCATTCCAAAGCAACCGCATCACGAAAGAGACGGGCTTCGCGCACATCGCGTGTGCCTGTGCTCTTCACATAGTTGCGCCGCCCTCCGAAAAGGTGGCGCATGTACTTTGGTATAGCGATCCTCACCAGATAGTTTCCGCAAGGATCTAAAACCAGATAACGATCTCTCTTGTAAATCATGCAAACCCCGGTTATTTTGTCTGGGCTTTTGCACTTGAATTTGATAAGTGTAAATTGCCGGAGTGGCTATCTGTTTTGCAGTTGATTCAAAGCATTACAGTAGCTTGCCAGGCAAGCGAACGACCGTAGAAATACGTGCCGGTTCGAGTCCGGCCTTCGGCACCATTAGTACTTCCAAGACCATCCGAGAAAGTCCAATTATCCCTTAAAAATCAATGCCTGCAGCGATTTTTACGTCCTGAGTCGTCCGAGGTTGTCCGTTGAAATCCGGATGTAATTGGGGGCATAATTGGGGGCATCTTAACTTCGATTAGAAATGTGCCCCCAAAATGAAGCTCAACGCCAGGCAGGTAGAGACCGCAAAGCCCAAAGACAAAACCTACAAAATGGCCGATGGCGGCGGTTTGTATCTCGAAGTTTCGGCTAAGGGGTCTAAATACTGGCGCATGAAATACAGACGCCCCTCTGACAAAAAAGAGGATCGCCTTGCTTTTGGTGTTTGGCCTACTGTGACGCTTGCTCAGGCAAGAGCCAAGCGCGACGAAGCTAAAAAGCTGTTAGTACAGGGCATGGACCCAAAAGCCGAACAGAAAGAAGCTCAGGCCGAGAATTCGGGTGCATATACTTTCGAAACCATTGCTCGCGAATGGCATGCCAGTAACAAGCGCTGGAGTGAAGACCATCGATCGCGCGTTCTTCGCTATCTTGAGCTTTATATCTTCCCTCATATCGGTTCGTCCGACATTCGCCAGCTCAAAACCAGCCACCTGTTAGCCCCGATTAAAAAAGTTGATGCTAGTGGCAAACATGACGTCGCACAGCGTCTTCAGCAGCGTGTCACAGCCATTATGCGTTATGCCGTACAGAACGATTACATCGACTCTAACCCGGCCAGTGATATGGCTGGTGCTTTATCAACAACCAAAGCACGACACTATCCTGCTTTACCCTCTAGCCGTTTCCCTGAGTTTCTTGCTCGTCTTGCCGCATATCGTGGCCGTGTAATGACGCGGATCGCGGTTGAGCTTTCCTTACTAACTTTTGTGCGTTCCAGTGAGTTACGTTTCGCGCGTTGGGATGAGTTCGACTTCGATAAATCTCTTTGGCGTGTACCTGCAAAGCGAGAAGAAATTAAAGGCGTGCGTTACTCATACCGTGGCATGAAGATGAAAGAGGAGCATATCGTTCCGCTTAGTCGGCAGGCGATGATTTTGTTAGCCCAGTTAAAGCAGATTAGTGGTGATAAAGAGCTGCTTTTTCCGGGTGATCATGACGCAACTAAGGTTATGAGTGAAAACACAGTAAACAGCGCATTGCGTGCGATGGGATATGACACGAAAACAGAGGTCTGCGGGCATGGGTTCAGGACGATGGCGCGTGGTGCGCTCGGTGAGTCAGGGTTATGGAGCGATGATGCAATAGAACGTCAGTTGAGCCACACTGAGCGTAATAATGTCCGTGCGGCTTACATTCACACATCAGAGCATTTGGATGAACGTCGATTGATGGTTCAGTGGTGGGCTGATTATCTTCAGATGAACATAAAAAAATCCATCACTCCTTATGATTATGCAAAATCTTTTAGCATGTAAGTCTACTTCAGCCTTCATTTTGACATGTAAGACATCGCATTTCGAAACTACACAGTAAGATTAAGATGGATTGAAAGGATTACTGTATGGATATACAATATTGTTTATGTGAATAATTAGCCGACAGTGATAAAAAAATGAATAATAAATTTAATGTTTTTCAAATGGATGCTGTTGATTTCCTTAAGACTCTGAAAGATGATTCATTAGACTTAGTCATTACTGACCCTGCTTATGAGTCACTTGAAAAACATCGGAAAGTCGGCACAACAACAAGATTAAAAAATAGTACGAAATCAAGTAATGAGTGGTTCGAAATCTTTCCTAATGAACGATTCGAAGAGTTGTTTAGAGAAATCTATAGGGTCATGAAAAAAAATACACACTTTTATCTTTTTTGTGACCAGGAAACAGCGTTTTACGCTAAGCCGGTGGCTGAGAAGGTGGGGTTTAAGTTTTGGAAACCCTTAGTTTGGGATAAACAACGTATAGGGATGGGCTACCATTACCGTGCGAAGTATGAGTTCATTCTATTCTTTGAGAAGGGAAAACGAAAACTTAACGATCTTTCTATTCCTGATGTCCTCTCTTGCCCAAGAATTTTGAAGGGATATCCTACAGAAAAACCCTCAAAGCTTATGGAAATATTGCTAAAACAAAGTAGTATTGCTGGTGAAATTGTCTGCGATCCATTTATGGGAGCCTGCCCGGTAGGTGTTGCTGCTCTAGAAAATGATAGATTCTTTCTGGGTAATGACCTTAGCAAAGAATCGCTTAGGATTGCGAATGAGAGGCTTAACTCTTTGATAAATTGAGGGATTGATATGGATTATTCTGAATATCCTTGGCCGGCTGATTTTCCTGAGTATGTTCCTCCTGAAGATGCAGTCGATGCTACAGGAGAAGCTTTTCGGATCGTGGCAAATGACCCGCCGACTGACAAGGACTTTGTGGGGCATAACCAGGAACCTTACGTTAAAAAAACAGGTAAGCTTAGTCCTAGCGATTATGGTACATCCATGTTCAGGGACTTTGAGCAGGTGCAGTGTGCAAGAAATTTTTACGCTGCTTTACGGAAAAAAAAGATTGCAATTGGTACACTTGAACCTGTTCATGGTAAAGCGTCAAAACCAAATAAAAAATCTCATTTCGAAACTTGGTTAAGACTAAATACTCGAATTGAAAATAATTTTAAGATAGTAGGTTAATTATGTATTACTTACCAATTACGAATGAACTTGGTGAGCTTTCTATAGAGAAAATCTATAGTTTTTATGATGTACCAAGGACATTTTTAGCGAAGAGCGCAAAAACTAAAGAGTTCTATTTAGTCTATTGGTTTGATGAGTCTGATAGTTTTGATTCATGGTATTATGCACCGATGAATAACTTAGAGATTTCTAATCTTGATTCTGGACTTATTCAAGTTAGAGATTTTTTTATTAATAAAAATGTTATTATTATATCAACTCCGTATGATTTATCTGACTGCAAAGTAGATATTCTTCCTTATCGGGATATTGACTCAGAAACGCTTCCGCCAGTTGGCTATTTTATAGCATTAGATGAGGATGGTGAGTTTTCTGTTGTCTATAATGATGAGAGAGAGATATTAAATAATGTCCACGAAATAAGAATTTATCGTGACCGAAGCGAAAAGAATATTGAGTGGGAGCCAATCCAAAAAATTGTTAATACTTGGAATTCTTTATATAACAAAGTAGCCAAAGTTATTTGTAATGATGACTTTTCACTTATACCCTATACTTCATCCATAGGTTCTTATAAATCAAAATTCATCGCCGAGAATAATGACGTTTTCATAAGCAATTTCATTGAATTTCTTTCTGTTTTGAAGTCATCTGAACTTGATTACGAGGCAATTAAAGGTCTTGGTGTTGATTTGGATGATTTTGAGGCTTTACTCTCCAGTTTAAGAACTTACAACTATAAATTAGAAGTTAGGTCAAATACTGGGGCATCTTTATTTACCATAGATGCAAAAAAATTAGCATCTGAAAAAGAGAAAATTCAAGAGCATAACCAAAGATACTTTTCTAGTGAGCTTGTCCCCCAAGCTGATGATATCTATAGGGTTATTAAGTTTGTTAATTCTGTTGGTAATAATGAGTTATTCAATGAAGAGTCTGAGGGTATTACTCCGCGGCAAATAAATTATTATAAGCACGCAGCGAAGTTGTTGGGTTTGGTTAAAACTAATGGTTTTGTTCTTCAACCTCTTGGCTGGAAAGTTTTTTATGCTCAAAACTCCAAGGAGCAAATATCTTTGCTGGCAGAGGCATTCGAAAACTCAGATTGTGGTTGGGCTTGGATGAAATATTGTGGTGTGGAGAAGATCACCGAAATTGATGAGTCTACCGCTGCAGAGTTCCTTATCGAAAAAGCTAATGGATTAGCAGTGGACACAGCTAAGCGTCGCTCAAAAACTTTGTCTTCATGGGTTAAAGAATTTAAATCGGCTTTATGATTTTAAGTGGCTTGAATTCAATGGGGAAGTATTCCCCATTGAATCTCTTTGCATCTTATTCTAAAGTCAATTTACCTTTGGTTGCTATTATATAAAGGCATTGAGTTCGACTTTCTTTTTAATTCATTGAGGTATGCATCTTAAAGTGGGTTGATAATATCAATTGAATCGAATTTAGTTAGGTAGATAGAAGTGCTTTTAAGCAACAAAATATAGCCATTACAAAACGGTTGTAAAAGGTTAGTGATAGATGTTGGGGAGTATACCCCAGTTAAAGGATTAGAAGTGGAATCAATTTAATAATGATCTGGGGCGTTATAAATCTCTCCTTTTTCAGAGCTAGAATAACTGCCAGTTAGCACGTTGCACCTTCCATATTAAAAATTAATTACATCGCAATTTCTTAAAGTCGAGGCATCATGACGCTACGTGAGCGAAAAATAATTATTTTCACCATTAGCGCGTAATGCTCTCCCCGCTTCGTGGGGGGGTTTACATGCAGGGGCATGGCGAGGCTCAAGCTGCAACAAGCCCGAATTCATCAGATGAATGCATGTACAGGAGGTAAGTGCTTTAAGAGGCAACAATATCAACGCCGAAATAACTGATTTTCTTCATCCTCCGGGCCGCCTTTTCCTGCACTTATCCTGACCTCCTCAGAGGCTCGCCACGCCCCCGAACAGCACCGCACCACCCACCGACACTTCCACGAATCCGCGCCGCACAGCGACGCGCTCAGGCCGCGAAATTAAATATCATTAAATAAATACTTTACCGCTGGCGCGCAGTGCTCTCCCCGCCACGCCTGCCCGCTTAAGGGGGCGCTTTTAATGCAGGTGCATGACCGGCCTCAGGGTGCGCCAGTGCTGGCGCTGGCGGGCGATCCAGCGTCGGTAAAACGCATGCAAAACCATGCACCTTATGAATGCATGGCTTTTATACGTAAAAATGGCGGGATTTTCGGGGATTTTTAAGCGGACTACTGCACGGCCAGTTCTGCACGGCGGCGGGAGCAATTCAGGTTCTGTGCGGGTGTGAATTTTTCACGGCTATCATCGCGCGAAGCCGCGTCAGGCCTGAATCCGATGGCCGTTAAAATGTCATTGTCCTGCGCCGAATAATTAATTTTTTCACCGGCGGCCAGCCAGACCTGTAGCGCCTCACGCAGACAGTCGAGTGAGTGCTGTATGGCGCAGCGCTGAATGGCGGGGTGTTGCCCGGGATAATTCATCAGCTCCGGGGCGAGGGCGGCGGCCAGCTCCGCGCCGTGCGCCTGCATAAAATCATTTAATCGGTCGCGGATGCTGATGCGCTGCACCTCCTCATGCGAGCGGATATAGCGACCGGCAGCCTGATTAATTTCCCACTTTTTCACGTCGATAATCTCGCGCAGCGTTTGCAGGCTCCGGCCGCTGTGGCCGCTGCCGGCAAGCTGTTCGCGGTATGCCTGCTCGGCCTGCGTCAGTTCTTCCCTGCGTTGCAGCCAGGCGGATTTGTTTGCCTGACAGGCCTCAAAGGCTTTCTGTAGCGTCAGTGTTGTCACGTATGTTTCTCCTGATGACTGGCCGTGCTTACGCACCGGCACGGTTAACGGTGGCCGCCGGTGCGGGTACAGGGATGACCGGCTCTGTTACCGGTGAACGAATAACCCCGTCGATGGATTCAAGCGTGCGGAACGTGGCCGAGCACTCGATGTTCATGCACTGGTGATAGCGCTGTTTGACGTTATCGGACAGATACCGGCTGGTGCGGGAATGCGCGCTGGTTTTGCAGAACGGACAGTGAAACATACTTACCCCTCCGCTTCTGTCTCGCCATTTTCAGCCAGTTTTCTGGCGAGCATCATTCTCTTCGCAGGGCTGCGTAACAGCTCCGTATCAACGTCAGTAATCTGCGGCCGGTGCATGCCCGTCACGGACAACACCGGCTCCTGCGTCATATCGAAGTGATACAGGCTGCCCTGACGGCTCAGCGCATCGCGCAGCTCGCCGATGGCCACGGACTGCGGGGCGCTTTCTCCCTTCATTTCGAGAGCACGAACACGTAGCAGGAAAGCGCGAATGAGGGCGACGGGAACCGCATTGACAGCCTGTGCCCATTCCGCATCGGCATAAGCGGTAAAGGCATCTTCATGCGCTGACAGGTATTTATTGCCGGTGGAGCAGGCATTCAGCATGGCGCGTGTGCGGTCTGTCTCCAGCTCCGCAATCAGGCCGGTGAACTCGTCGGCCAGCTCGCGACTGGCGATACGCCTGCTGTGCTCAGCTTTCATTTCAGGGGTGAGACTGCCGCGCAGGGTGCGAAAGCGGCTGCGCCAGTCCAGCTCCGCTTCTGCGCTCTCATCGAGGGCGGTCTGCCGCTCCTGCTTACAGCGTTCAATGGACGTATCAACCTCTTTCAGTACCTGCATGCTGGCCGCGTGGGTGTCTCTGGCCGCAGTGAATGCGCTCAGCTTGTCGGTGATGTGCTGGCTGTTCTCTGCGGACTGCTTGGCGGCAACATCTTGCAGGACGGTGATGAGTGTTTCGGGTTTCATGTTCAGGCTCTCCGTTTATTCAACCTGAAATGATTCTGCCCTTCATCACACAACATCTCGATTCATTGCAGTTGTGGCAGTTCTGGCACAAACAGCACTTAAAACCCGGCTTGCCAGAGAAAGGTCTCAGCAAAACCTTACTCACCGTTTGTTTTTTTACTTATAACTATTCACCACTGTTCACCTAAAATAAAAATATAAGTAATACAGTAAGATAAAGGGTGAACAGTTGAGGGCATGACTGTTCACCCTCTGTTCACCACTGTTCACCCTCCTGTTTTGCTCTGTCCAAACCACTTAGATTTTATTTCGATTAAAAATGAAAAATGTATAACTAAAAGCAATAGAAATTGCTGCATTGTAATGCAGTGATTTGCATATCTTTGCCAGCGTTTGCCTTTGTTTGCCAGAGCGAAAAGTCAATGTTTGTTTCCCCGAAAATCTCACATGACCTGAGGAAAAATATAGACATAATAAGGAGCTACCCGAAGCCGGACGGACATGACCGGCACTGTATGGACTTTATGAGGTAGCCCGATGCACACCGCTTTTTCTTCCCCGTCTTCTGCCCCTGCCGCACTACTAATGCCGGCTTCTGATGCCGTTCAGGAACGCTTTCTCCGCCTGCCCGAAGTGATGCATCTGTGCGGCCTGTCCCGGTCAACCATTTACGACCTCATCAGCCGCGAGGCCTTCCCGAAACAAATCAGCCTGGGCGGCAAAAACGTGGCGTGGGCGCAGTCTGAAATCACCGCATGGATGGCAGATCGTATTGCCGAACGCAACCGGGGCTATGACGCATGATGATGACCGTTCAGCGTTCAGCCCCTTTTTCTGGCTTGCTTCCTGTCGTCGTTTCCAGGTATAGTTTTCACGCTGTCGCAAAATCGGCAGCCGGGCGTAGGAACCCGAGTTACTCAATGGCGACACCAGACGCGCCATGCGTCTTTTTTTACGTCGTTGCTCAGGCACACCCATTTTTCGGGCTGTGGTGCTTATACCTTAGCCCCTGTCAGATAATGGTGATCCGGGCGGGGCAGCCTTCGGGCTGGCCGGTATTCATTGAGGCCGGTATTCCTACCCCCGTCCGGGTCACCACCCATGAGCGTAGGAACTCCGGTGGTGGCAATAACCGCTACTCAATGGAGGTTGCCATCATGGCTACTACCCTCACCCCGTCGTACCCGCAGTTTGTCTTTGTGTTTGCCGCCGTTCGTCGTGCAGACCGTAAACCCCGTATCTTTATGCTCCGCACCGTTGCCGGTGATGAACACGCCGCACGCATGTCCCTCGTTCGCGACTACGTTCTGTCGTTCGCTGGCCGCCTGCCGGTTGCGGAGGTGCGTGCATGAGACACACCACCATCAGCGCCCGTGACCTCGAATGCCTTGAGCATATGCGCAACGTCGGCCAGCTCGTCAATGAGCTGATGCAGGTGCAGGACTGCGCCACCGTTCGTCGTGACCCTGCGCAGCAGTCACAGCTCACTTCCGTGATTTACCTCATGACCGCCCAGCTCGACGGCGTGGTAGAGCGCTGCAATCAGCGCTGGCTGACCGGGGAGGGCAACGTATGAAAAAGCCTTTACCGCCCGTATTACGCGCCGCGCTATATCGGCGCGCCGTGGCCTGTGCATGGCTGACCCTGTGCGAACGCCAGCACCGCTATCCGCACCTCACCCTTGACGCGCTGGAAAGCGCCATTGCCGCCGAGCTGGAGGGCTTCTACCTGCGCCAGCACGGCGAGGAAAAAGGCCGCCAGATTGCCTGTGCACTGCTGGAAGATTTAATGGAAGCCGGACCACTCAAAGCCGCGCCGTCGCTGTCCTTTCTCGGGCTGGCCGTGATGGATGAACTCTGCGCCCGTCACATGCAATCGCCTGTTGTGCACTGAGGGAGAAAATAACGATGAAAATGAACGTAACAGAGACGGTAAAACAGGCGTGCGGCCACTGGCCGCGCATTCTCCCGGCGCTGGGTGTGAAGGTCATTAAAAACCGGCATCAGGCCTGCCCGGTGTGTGGCGGCTCTGACCGTTTCCGCTTTGACGATAAAGAGGGGCGAGGGACGTGGCTCTGTAATCAGTGCGGCGCGGGGGATGGCCTGAAACTGGTCGAAAAGGTGTTCGGTGTAAAACCATCAGAGGCAGCCCAAAAGGTGAACGCCGTGACCGGCAACCTGCCACCGGTTGCCCCGGAAGTGATTGCGGCCGCAGAGGCTGAAACGGAGGCTGACCGCCAGGCGGCGGCCGCGCTGGCCGTCAGGCTCATGGAGAACACCCGACCGGCCAGCGGCAACGCCTACCTGACCCGCAAAGGCTTCCCCGACCGGGAATGTCCGGTACTGACGTCGATGCATAAAACCGGCGGCGTGACGTTCCGCGCCGGTGATGTGGTTGTCCCGCTGTATGACGATACCGGCGCGCTGGTAAACCTTCAGCTTATCAGTTCTGACGGTCTCAAACGCACCCTGAAAGGCGGGGCGGTAAAAGGAGCGTGCCATACCATCGAAGGGAAAAAACAGGCCGGAAAACGCCTGTGGATAACGGAGGGCTATGCGACCGCGCTCACCGTGCATCACCTGACCGGCGAAACCGTCATGGTGGCGCTGTCGTCCGTGAACCTCCTTTCTCTGGCGAGCCTTGTCCGCCAGAAATACCCGGCCTGTCAGATTGTCCTCGCCGCCGACCGTGACCTTAACGGTGACGGCCAGAACAAAGCCGCTGCGGCCGCAGGAGCCTGTGAGGGCGTTGTTGCCCTGCCGCCGGTGTTCGGTGACTGGAATGATGCGTTTATGCAGCACGGCGAAGAGGCCTCGCGGAAAGCCATTTATGACGCCATCCGGCCACCGGCGCAAAGCCCGTTTGATACCATGAGCGAGGCGGAGTTTACCGCCATGAGCGCCAGCGACAAGGCTCTGCGGGTGCATGAGCATTACGGCGAAGCGCTGGCGGTGGATGCGAACGGACAGCTCCTGTCCCGCTATGAAAACGGCATCTGGAAAAATATCCCGGCAGCCACTTTTTCACGGAATGTGGCTGACTTATTCCAGCGCCTGCGCGCCCCGTTCTCATCCGGGAAAATTGCCTCGGTGGTGGAGACCCTGAAACTGATTATTCCGCAGCAGGCCGCACCGGCACGGCGTCTGATTGGCTTTCGCAACGGGGTGCTCGATACCCAAAGCGGCATATTCAGTCCACATCATAAATCGCACTGGCTGCGCACGCTGTGCGACGTGGATTTTACCCCGCCGGTGGAAGGCGAAATGCTGGAGACTCACGCGCCGAATTTCTGGCGCTGGCTTGACCGGGCGGCCGGTAAAAATCCACAAAAGCGCGACGTGATACTCGCTGCGCTTTTTATGGTGCTGGCGAACCGCTATGACTGGCAGCTCTTTCTCGAAGTCACCGGTCCCGGCGGGAGCGGCAAAAGTATTCTGGCCGAAATTGCGACCCTGCTCGCCGGAGAGGATAACGCCACGTCGGCCGACATCGACACGCTGGAAGACCCACGCAAGCGTGCCTCCCTGATTGGCTTCTCGCTTATCCGTCTGCCTGACCAGGAAAAATGGAGCGGTGACGGCGCAGGACTTAAAGCCATCACCGGCGGCGATGCGGTCTCGGTTGACCCGAAATACCAGAATCCGTACTCGACGCATATTCCGGCGGTGATTCTGGCCGTGAACAATAACCCGATGCGCTTTACCGACCGCAGCGGCGGTGTGTCGCGCCGCCGGGTGATTATTCATTTCCCGGAGCAGATTGCGCCGGAAGAACGCGACCCGCAACTCAGGGATAAAATTGCGCGCGAGCTGGCCGTTATCGTGCGCCAGCTGATGCAGAAATTCAGCGACCCGATGACCGCCCGCGCACTGCTCCAGTCGCAGCAGAACTCCGATGAGGCACTCAGCATCAAGCGCGATGCTGACCCGACGTTTGATTTTTGCGGCTATCTGGAAATGCTGCCGCAGACTAACGGGATGTTTATGGGCAATGCCAGCATTGTCCCGCGTAATTACCGTAAGTATCTTTATCACGCGTATCTGGCCTATATGGAGGCCAACGGGTACAGGAACGTGCTCAGCCTGAAAATGTTCGGGCTGGGGCTGCCCATGATGCTGAAAGAGTACGGCCTGAATTATGAAAAGCGGCACACAAAGCAGGGGATACAGACTAACCTGTCGCTGAAAGAAGAAAGCTACGGCGACTGGCTGCCGAAATGCGACGAACCCGCAGCGACATAATCCACTCCAGACCGGCCACAGCCGGTCTTTTTCTTTCCGGCAATTGCCACAGGGTGAACAATCCACTGTTCATCCTTCACCGTATATTCACCCTGTATCAGTATGAAATTATTGATAAAAAAGCAAAGGTGAACAGTGTGAACAGTAAAACCGGAAAAAACTTTTTATCCCCTCGTGTATCGCCAGAACGGGCGCCCCCAGAACGAGTAAAACGAACAAAGGTGAAGAGTCGACTGTTCACCCTTCACCAACTCATCACCACTTAACTTCATGATATAAAATGAGAAATTATCGAGGTGAACAGTGTGAACAGTTAAATGCAAAAAAACTTTTTTGTGGGGATTGAGTTCCGGTTAGGATCCGGATTTCGGATCCTAACCGAATAGGGCGTTAATCTTGAATTTGTTAGCAATATCAATTAGCTAAGTTTGATATGCTCAAAAAATTCGTTGGGGGCACAAAAGGGGGCATATTACTTGCATTTCAATTTAAAATTATTATATTTCAGTGGCTTATGTCGTTATTTGAGTCCGGCCTTCGCACTCATTCTTTAAACACCTCCTTCCTATGCCACTCCACAAACCCCTCCCTTGGATAATTCCCTTTCACCATCGGCAAAGCAATCTGCTTACCAGCAAAATCCCAGAACAGCCGCCCAACAGCCCCATTCCCATTCACTGCCTCGGACACTAATACCCGCATACTCTCATCCAGCCCAATCGATCCTTTATCAAACGCCTTATGATGAATTGCACATAGCGCCAGTCCGTTCGGGATCTCACACGGTCCACCAAACTGCTTCCATTTAATATGCGCGGCTTCAAGTCCAACGGAGGCGTTATCATGCCGCATGTTGAATCCGCAGATTGCACACTCATAGTTATAAGCTCGCAGCACCTGCTGGCGGAACAGCGGATCGCGAACCTTACGGATCTGTTGAATATCAAAACCCATCTCATCCGCGATCTCTTCCTGAATGCTTTCAGGAAAGTGCGCTTCAAGAATCTGCTGCGCCAGCGAGCCGATCAGATTTTTGTTCTTATTCAGCAGCGCAAAGTGTTCTTCATCAAACCCGCCTGCGACGTTATGTTCTACAAGTTCTTTAACAGGCGGTTGCTTACTGCCAGTGGTCGAACAGAACTCAGTATTCTTCAGATCCCAAAAACCGTCCCCTTTGAGCCGCCAGAAGGGCATATTTGGGTAATACGCCTTCCTCTGTGGGCCAAAGCGTTCTAGCAGGCTAAGCAACTGTTCGTGGACCTCAGTACCGTAATCAAACAGTCGCGCATGCCCCTGCTGATAGTTCGCCAGCACGTACAGAAGCAATAAAGGCTTATGCGGCGCACGCTGTTCGCCTTTGCGCCAGATAGTGATGTCGGCAATTGCCTGTTCGAGAGTTTTGCTGGAAGCCATCGCGTTACGGAAGAAGGTAAATAATTGCGATGATGCTCGCAAAACCCAGACCAATCAACCCGCAATCAACAAAACATGACCTTACCGCATCCAACCTTATTTCCTGAATCCCCCTCGCAAATTCCAAATTTCCTTTATACCAAACCACTGTATTTATATTCAGTCCTGTATAATGAGCACCAGAAATTACGCCGAATGGCAAAGGAAGTATCAAAGAGAATTTAACGAGGAATTCGCGATATGAAGGTGCTGCAACACCCCCATACCGCTAACCACAAACAACTAATCAGGAGTTGAAAATGGCTGTAACGAATTTTAAGCCAAAGTTTACTGTTTGCAAAACAGAATCAGACGCTTTCACTGGCATGATTGAAAACCGCGAGCTGGTACGCAAAAACAGCGCCCGCCGTCTGCACGGCAACCAGACCAATGCGGCACCCGTCCATCCACGCGCGGAAACGCCGCAAGACTGTGCAGCCTGCTGCGAACTCTATGCGCGCATAGACATGAAATACCTTCTTCTGGGCGGCGACTGGTTAACCCGTGCAGGCTTTATCAACGGCATGCCCGTGAAAATCCGCGCCATGAAAGACTGCATCGTGATTACGCCACAGCATACAAGAGAATTATGGGGATGCCTGGAAGGTATGAGCGTGGTGAATATAAATAAACAGAAAGTCGCGCAGTGGTTAAAAACATTTCCAGGGGCGTTGAATGATACGGGAGATATACCTATGGTGAAGCGCGGAACTGGTCTGGCAGAATAA